GAGGATGAGGACGAAGATTACGAATTTGATGATAAATTTGATTATTTTAAGTTGTTGTAGATGATTTCATAGATAAGACTCAAGAATATAAAAATCCTCCGATGTAATTGGAGTATTAACTTAAAGGTTAGTACTCCTTTTTTATATAAATATATATATGCTTAATGGAGGTTACTATGAGTGTCATTAAAAAAATATGGGAGTTCTTCATTCCTTTACTATCCGAGAGAAATGATAAAGGTGAATATAAACGAGCATCTTTAGGTAGAATCTCGTTCTGGATCGTGTTTGGTATAGCAATTTGGATCTGGATAGCAGGAACGGGTGATATTCAAGCATCACATTTACAAATGCTTTACATTACAGCTACCTATAATCTCATGAAAAAAGCATCATGGTTTAATAGGTCAGATCTTTCTGCGGGACCAGATGCAAAAAATTATAGTGATCCTTATAATGATAGATCTCCAAGAATCTAAGGAGTTAATATGTGGACAACAATACTGACTATAATTAAAAGACCAACAGTGGTCGCCATAATTGTGTTGCTTTTGTTATGCGGAACATTATACATTAATAACGCTAGACAGGATGTTAAAATTGCGGAATTGGGCACTAAAATCGCAAAAATAGAATTAAATTATTCTACTTGTAAAACCAGTAAATCTACACTACAAGAAGCTATCAACGTTTGTAATGGTCAGTCTGATGCTTGGGTTGCAAGTAATGATGCTCTAAGAGAACAGATAACCAAATGTTACGATGAAGTTGCTTATTGGCAAAATTTATATGATAACAAAATCTGTTTCACTAATGAAGACGAAACCCCTGTTGTCCCCTCTCAGGGTAAGGTGGTCAATGATGTTAAAAGTTCCGAAGCTGTTCATCGTATTAACATTATTTTTGGGGATTAATGGATGTGGTTGGTTTTCCAAACCTGAACCTGAAATTGTTACAAAAATATCATATATTTACGTATATAATAAATGTCCTATACCAAAAGTACCAGAATATACAAAGCTTGATAATTCTAGTCATATAGGAAGTGCTTTTAATATAAATATTCTTGTAGGAAATGTAGAAAAAATGAAATCCTATAATAAAAGTTTGTTGGGGTCATTGGAGTGTTATGACAAACAAACCAAGGAGATAAATAATGATAGACATTGATTTATTAGTTGAAAGATATATAATAGATGCTAATATTTATTCGGGGAATAAAACTCCGATGTCCAGAGTAGAAGCTTTGAGTGAGTAGATTGGAAAAATCAAAAGACAAAGATGAAATGGGGTTTCTTGTCAGAGTTGCTAGTTTTGCCGGTGCGACTCGACATGAACTAGAAGATGCTCTTAATGGTAGAAAATATAATTTCTATACAGCAGATATCAACAAAGAAAAGCGATGGAGATGGTGATGAATAACATATTAGATCGAATTAATGATAAACTGGATGAGATGGCAAAAGGAGATTTTGCTGGATGGGTTGCTATGTATGGTGGTAAGCGCATTGAAATTACCAAAGATCAAGCAACAGATTTATATGGAGCAAAACAGCTTGCTATCAAACAGTTAAAAGTTCCCAAATCAAAACAAGGTCTTTTAGCTATAAAGCTGGGTTATGAAGAATAATGAGATTTGAACGATACATAAACGAAGGTGATGGTGATTTTGACTTAAATAAACGTATCGTTTTTTCATGGAAAGGTCATAAGGTAGTTAATACCGAGCATGGTAAGCAACGCATCAAACAACGTAGTGATATTACGGACTTTCAAATGTTGACAATGTTCAAAAATGCTATTAAGAAGATTGAAAGTAAATCCGTAAAGATAGGGGAAAAAATTGTTTTTTGGTCTAAAACATTAGGACAAGCTTTTATAGCAAAGATAGATGATGTTAAGGATTTGATATTACTTACGTTCTTTCCGAGACACAAGAAACCGAGTGGAGTAAATGATCCATATCAACGAGAAGTTGTTATAGAAGGCGAACATTTAAGAATAGTGGAGATATGAAATTAATGAGGCTTGAGCAGTATATAACCGAAAGCATTAACGATAAGGGTATTTTCAAGGCCATATTCATGGCAGGTTCGCCGGGATCAGGAAAGTCGTTTGTAAGAAAAAAATTGTCAGGTGGGTATGAACCCAGAGTCGTAAATACCGATAAATTCACAGAATTCTTCGGGGGGTGGAATGGTTTTAGTGAGAAGATAAAACTTCTTAATAATAATCAATTATTGTTATATTTAAATTCTATGTTACCTCTTTGGATTGACGGAACTTCTGGTAATAGAAACAATCTCATGACAAGAGAAGGTCTTTTGTCAGGGATGGGATACGATACTGGTATGATATGGGTCAATACTGACCTTGACGAAGCAGTTAAGAGGGCACAGGAGCGCGAAGCCCATGGCGGTAGACATGTTGATATCCCTTGGTTAAAAGAAACTTACGAAAAAATTCAGAAGATGAAATCATTCTATATGACTCGTTTTCAATGGTTCTTAGAGGTTGACAATAATACTGGACAATTAACTGATGAAGTGGTACAAAATCTATACTCAAAAACACTTCCATTTTTTGGGGGACCAGTGAAAAACCCACATGGGCAAGAAATTATAAATACTTTAAAAGAGATGGGTGGAAAATACCTTACGGATATGGAAGAATATGATATGAAGTTTATTCAAAATAGAACAAAAGCGTGGTTTACGTGATGAAAAAGTTCTACGATAAATTAAATGAGGCGACAACTCTATCTTCCGGTGGATATACTAATCCCGGTGATGGATCTGGTATTACAGGTGATGATGATCTTCCTACTGGTACGACTGTGTTTGGTGATAAAATGGTGCCTGTTGTTGTAAATAATCGATTAACAGGTAAAACCATAAAGTATGTACCAGCCGAGGATCTAGGTCAAGGGTGGAATTATGATGAATTTGAAAATTCATCTGGTATGGGATCAATAAAAGGGTATTCAACGACACTCTTAGGTTTAAGAGAATTATTAGGGAAAAGGTTGTTTAAACATGCCCAAAAAGAGAAACTTAAGATGCAGACTGATAAATGGGATAAGCGTTCAGGGGATCAAGATGATAGCGGTACTAATCAAACAGCAAAGATCAGTGATGATGATCCTTCAAAAATAGAATTATCTAAGGGTGGAACTGAAAGTGAAATTAAGAATGAAAAACCCGAAACAAATGATCATTGGAGAGAAGTGCCTATGAAACATATTGGCGATTTAGACATAATGGAGAAAATTAACAATTACTTAGGGGAACCCGAAGAGATGGTTAATGAGGTGGTTGCTGATGCGAATGACAGGAAATTATTAGCACAAGCTATCATAAAAGGCAAGAACACAAAGATAAGTATTAAGAGTTTAGGTGTTCAGGCGATTGTGACCAATTCTGAGGCTGAAACTATTGTAACATACCAAAAAAATGAAGATTTTACTCTAATTTTAGTGGATATTGCTGATACTTTGGGCATGGAATTTAAATTAACCAAAGATGGTGGAAAACAAGCTTTCCGTTTAATAAAATAAAACCCTGTTATCAATCGAACAGGGTTTCTTTATACCTCTGACCTTCTATGATATTGTATTCTGTCACATCAAAACCTTCAATGTTGTAATATTTGAGTCTAGTCTCTGAGTTTTTGGTTAGATTCTTCTCTGTATCGCAAATATCCCAAACAATTGCACCATTATCTTTATCTGCATGAAGTCTCAAGGTTCGTCCTATACTCTGTAAGATTCTTATCTTACTTTTAAATGGTGATGCAAGTATTAAGTGTCTCAGTGATTTAATGTTTATTCCCTGCTGGAAAATCCCGTAAGTGGCGATAAGAACTATTTTCTTTGCCACGAAATCCTCCTTTACTTCTGTTGGTTTCATGCGTCACGTATCTCCTGTTATGCTAGCTTTTCCCAAGCTATATTTTGTGGACTTTTTAGTTCTTGTAAACGAACCGTGGCATTTGCACCAAATACTCTATTTGCGTATCTCAACCACAAATCCATAGTTGAGGTTTCCTTAGATCCTTTTCTTCCGATCTTCACTTTCAATACAAAACCAGTAGCTTTTTTATCAGTAATATTATATGAAATATCTTTAATTTCTAAGGGGTTGTTTGTCAGTTCTGATCTTGAAGGAACATAATATAGACTCTTCTGTGACTGATAAAAATATGGTTTAACGGAAAAGTTTAGCAATTTTTCTATAACATGTGTGTTTGTTAATGCATTAGATATTAGAGGCAAAACACCATTAGCAGCCGCTTCAAATACCTGCTTTGATAATGTGCTGAATTCTTGGGTATTTGCTGTTAAATGTGCCCCAAACACAGAATGTAATTCAATATTATGCCCAACTTCGGCTAGCAATCCACTTTCTGTGTAATCTTTACTTTTGTTTTTAGCAACAACAGTATATGAATTATCCGTATTATATCTGATATTATAGTGTGGTGACCTTTTATCGGGAACATAAATTTCTCCCTTCATACTCTTGGCTTTTGCTAGAGTTGACTTCATAACCACAGTCTTCCATTTATCATATAATCCCGTACTAACTTTATCACAATAAAATTTTATACTATCAACTCCTTTGGGGTTTTCTATACCAAGATGTGAGGGTGACAAATTAGATAATGTGATACCTTGCTTCCCTTTAATCGAAATGCCGAACGCAGAAGAACCAACAAATTCAACGTCAGCTGGATTACTATCATCACCCTTGGCATTTGTACCGCCCACCCAAAATAATTTTGGTATTGATCCGACTTTACCTGTGACTAATTTTTTTCTGGACTTTGATATTTCATAATATGTATTGAATACGTTAGCGTTATAGTTTATAGGAAGAAATTTAAGTATTTCTGAATAAACGTGATCAGGATTTTCCAATTTATTGGAATCCCACCATAAACTAGGGTCAAACTCAAGACTGGTAGGATCAAATCCTTTTAAATTCTGAGTCTTTGTAGTATATGCTAGAAGACATGCTAATTCGGTATTGTACCGTTCGGCACCAGACTTCCCACCCTCAAGTAAATATTGTTCGAATTTCATAAGTTATCTTTATTATCCTCGTATAATTGTATAAATTCCCCTATTGTAAACGTGGGGCTTATTGCAGTTGTATCATACGAATATTTATACAATAAATGATTTAGTTTTTTTAACTTTGAAACAATAATATCACTGTCAACTTTTAAGAATATAAATTGTGTTATTGGGGTTGCATAGCTAGATTCAATTAACTCACCTACACGATTGCTGTATCCTGTTCTACGAATAGCATAGTTAGTGTTGTTTATATCAAATTTATTCCCCTGTGGTATGACTTGGAAATCAGATGAATGTTTTGGTAATATTATTTTCTTTCTAGGAAAAAAATCTTTTTTCCAGACCTGAATACAACATCTAGCGTTTGTACCTGATACAAATGATCCAATATCAACATTCAATTGCTGATCCAAGTGAAATCTTGTGTCAAGCTGGTTAATTATATATGCTTTTTTAAACGATCTTGGTAGTATAAATGCTATAGTATCACTATACTTTGCTGCATGATTAAAGAATTCGATAGCCAATTGCGCTCTGAATCCAAATGGCGGATTGCCGATGGTTAGAATTTTCTGACCATCTTTGGGGCGCATATCAAAATCAAAGAAGTCCATTTTTTTTATAACATCATCATTTTCGGGTGCGATATCTAAGGCAATTAGCTTTGATGCATCTATAAAATTACATATAGAACCATCACCAGCAGAGGGTTCTATTATGTGGTCATAATCATCCTGATTTATAAGGCTCACCAATTTCTTCGAAACATCAACATTTGTGTAATGTTTGTCTAGTTTTTCTTTTGTCTGTTTTTGTGTCATCATTTATTATGTGTCACACCTTATATTCGTAATCAATCTTTACTAATATTACTTGTAATCCAATCGTCAGCAATATCATCATCAATGGTGATTTCTGATGCTTTCTTGAAACTGCCATCCGTGAGAGGAATATTTTCATCAGGACTAATTTGTATCTCAGTTTCACCGAAAAAAAGTTTAATCACCTTTTCACCCTGATCATCCATACATTTACGCCATCTTTCTCTTTTTGTAGCAGAATCTTTACCACTTAAGAACTTTATTTCATGATCTTTAAGGGTCTCATCTTCCTCTAAAACCGTCTTTAATGTTTCACCCTCATCCGACACCTTACCTACAAGAATCAACACATTACCGTCCGAATTCTTAATGATGTCCTTGATTAGACCCTGACGATATGAATTATTAAAACATATATCCTTTATTTCGTTATAATTAGCTAGACCTTGGCGATGTGAATTATCAGAGCATATATCCTTTTTTCCTGTATGACTACTTCTCGGTGGTACTTTATATTCAATATGAACCATTTTAATGAATGCTTCTGCAACGTAACCCATCTTGGCTAATCTTGAGGCACCATATTCACGTAATACCGGACCGAGATAGGATTGAACTTGTAGACAATCCAACTGTTGAGAGGGCATTGTACCAGTAAAACCAAATCTCCATCTTGCATTAGGACACATTTGTAACAATTCATTTAATACGATTGCTTTGCAGCCATGACAATTGGATACAACTATATCATTGGCGATATAATTGTTATTATTTTTTACATGGAGATTGTATACCTTATCAGGTTTTTCAATTTCAGTTCTTTTTACGAGTCGCATTTAATTTCCTTGTGGTTTCTTCATCAAACACACCATCAGCGAGACGATGAATGTTATCTGTTATATATTCTTCTGTTAAAATGTCATAAGTGTATCCGTTAAGATAACACCATTCAGACAAACACTCTTCTTTGGTACGTTCTACCTTCCCATTAACTCTACACATTGGTTTTAGTTCTACAATGTGTTTTGTGTTATGATTAACAAAATCCACGATATATATCTTATCTTTGCCTTCAATATTATACGGTATTCTCAAGGTTTCGTATTCATAATCTTGATTGAAGTGGTGAAAGAATGCTTCCCATGACGATCTATATTTTTTATTGTTATAATATACTTGCCAATGTGTATGTGAATTATGAATATTTGGTGTAAAATCTCCATTCATAATCAACTTTTTAACAGAAACAGATTGTTTATATCTTTGCTCTTTTGTAGGTATAACACCAAATGAAGGGTTGCCTTCACCCATCCTATCACAAGAAAGTTTTAACAAACGGTCATCATCTTCTTTTGTTAGTCCTTTATTCCAAGGAGATAATCCTGTTTGTATGTCTTTATTCCAAGGGTTACCAGTGTTTAAGTTGTTACGTATCTTATCACCATGTTTGTCCTGACAACCAAGACCGCCCTTTTTTGCAATATCATGCTTCATTTGTCTATAATATTTTTCCCTTATATTAGAGTCTATGTTATATAATAAATCAAACATGGTTACATATGGCGATTTTAATATTCTTCTGTTAAGAGTAATTACATCGTTTCTTCTTTCAATAACAAGACCATTAGACAATACAGATTTCGTTGGGCTGTAGTTCTTTACTCTGAGTAATTGATTATTTTTTTCTAATACATCGTTTAGTTTGTTTCTATGGTTGTTATGTCTTGATATTTCGTTGTTTCTCATAATACATACCCTCTTGTGATGTGAACTTATAGGTATTTATATTTTTTTATTCAAACCCTATAACATCATGTTCACAAGTTAACTCATCTGCCCTGATATAACCTTTATCGGTAAGTATTTTATGATTACCTGTAACTCTTAATATTTCACCACCATCAAATTCTAACTCATACATTCTCTCGTTAGATGATATAGTCATGTTTTCGTATACATCTTCAATTATATCTTGTTCATATTCATTAGTTTCGGTGTTATACGAAATAACGATGTCCCCTATAACCAAATCTTTTATCTTTTTATAGCCATTGTCGGTTTTTATGAGAGTATCGCCATCAACACACTCATCCACAATAACCATATCCATATGTTCCATATAGTGTTTTACATTGTTTAGTGACTGCCAAGTACTGATAATTAAAGGGTTGTTCCATTCCTTCCACTTATCACCAACACGCCCAACAGTAGACATATCCACTCCATATTCTTTCATATCACCATAGAACTGAGTGACCAGACCAACAGAAGGCACAATAATTATACCGTTTTTTGTTAAATTCTTTTCTTGTAGTGCTTTAACAACATATGATATCATTAAACTTTTACCACTGGCCGTTGCAGACCTGATGATGCCTTTACCTGTCTTAAGACACGCAGAGATACAATCATCTTGATAGTTATATGGTTGAAATTTTAAGTTTTTGTGATATTCGGGTTTGATTCCGACAAATAAAGACTTTACTTCGGATGAAAGTGTATAAGGTAATTCTGACCATTCTTTCTTATGATACTTAATTAACTCTAATAGTAGACCATAAGGTATAGTCCTCTTCACGGAGTCCATAAGACCAACTTTACCATCCCAGCTTCCGCACTTATATTGTAACATAAACTTATAACCGTCAACGTAATGACGGAAATATTCTTTTACTTCGGTGAGATATGTCCAATTTTCTGTATCGATTCTGATATGAAGAGGATCATGTAATTCTAAATTAACCACTAATCAATAACCGCCTTTACCGTTCTCACAGAATAATTTCATATTCCATTGTAATTTATCCATTGCTTGCCAAATAGTCTCGAAATATTTAACCCTCATTTCCTGCTTTCTGACCAAACCTTTTAATTTTATCAGATCAGGATCTTTAGGTAAATAATATCGTTCTATTTCAGTTTTTGTTAAAGTGACCGCACCGTCTTTCAATGATATATATTTATCACCGATCATCTGTGCCAAACGGTCTTCGACGGTAGATAACTTGGACTGTTCTTGCAAAAATTTGAGGCGAAAGTCTTTCATGTGGAACGATAGACGTTGTAATCTTTCTTGAATATTAAATTCATTAAAAGTAAGAAGATCATATACATTATATTCCTCTTCCAACTTTTTAAATATACTATCCTCGTTCAATTCTTCACGTATTTTATTGAGGACTGCTTTAGTTTCCTCGTTATAAACACTTAACATGTGAGTGTAATCTGTCATATAATAAACAAATCCTTTATTTTTTTTTTTTGAAATGGACGTAAACATCAAGATTTCATTTGATCAGTGTAGCCGGGGTTACTTCCAAAAATTCCATAAGAACTATTCCATTGTCATTGACACAATGTACCATATTTAGTATAAATAGTAAATATAAAGTAGTGAAATAAAATGAAAAATTTTTGGGGTATAGAGGTTATAAAAGTTATGAACCTGTAAGATGACATAGCTGCTTTTGTGTGATAGTATGCTAAAAAACTGTGGAGTAAACGCTTTGTCAGAATTAACAACAGATCCCCAATATCTCGAAATGGTTATAGCTAAAGCTTTGATGGAAGACAAAGACTTTGTTGCAACCATCACTAATGTTTTTGAAGAAAATTACTTCGACTCTCCTGATGTGAAGTCTTTGTTCACTTTCACAAAAAGCTATTTCGCGGAATATAATGAGATTCCTACTCGTAGTATTGTCATAAACAGTATTCCCTTGGATTCAAGAAGTTCTCTTGAAACATACCTGAATCACACTAATAACACTGACATAAATATTCCACAAAACCGTGATTGGTTAATGACACAGACTGATCTATATCTAAAAGACAAAGCAATTAAGGATGCGATTAGAAAATCGGTTGATGTCATTGATAGTCGTGGAGATACTCACGATATCAGGAAAATGGTCGAAGAAGCATTATGTCGATCAATAAATATTGATATCGGACTAAACTATTTCAGGGATATAGGTCCACGACTAACACGAATGTTTACGGATGAAAACCAACGACTTAAGACCTATTTTCCGGTATTTGATGAGTTTATTAATGGGGGTTTCCCGCCTAAAACGCTAAGTGTGTTTGTTGCTAAAATCCACGGATTTAAATCAAATGTTATGGCGAATATGATAGCCCGACAGGTTTTAAATGGCAAAAACATTGCTCTTGCCTCACTTGAAATGTCCGAGGATATGTTTGCTCAACGATTCGATGGTATTTATTCATTATTAGATATAAATAGATTTTATTTCAACCGTAGATTGAAGCAAAGATTGGTTGGAAGATTGCGTGAAATTAAAGATTTACCGGGTCGAGGCGATCTTCATATTAAAGCGTTTCCTACAGGTAAAGCGTCAGTGAATGATTTCAGGAAATGGGTTCGTGAATTGAAGATGAGGGGTGTTCAATTAGACGGGTTTTTCTTTGACTATCTTAATCTTATGGCATCTACCGAAGTCGGTAAATCAGATAATACCTACAGTTCAGTTAAAAGTATTGCAGAAGAAACTCGCGCCATGGGATTTGAGTTTGATATCCCAATGATTTCAGTAAGTCAGTTAAATCGTGCTGGTACTTTTATGAATTTTGATGATGTTGATATGAATAGCATTGCTGAGTCAATGGGTGTTCCTGCTACTGCTGATTTTATGATGATTATGGGTTCTAATGACGAACATATGGTATACAACAACGAGGTTCATTATAAAATAGTCAAAAACCGTCTTGGGGGTAGAGTAGGTGAAATGGACAAATTTTATTATGATGCTCGTTCAATGAAAATGTATTGTTCGTCTGAAATGGAACAATGGATGCAAGACGTAGATATTTCTGGAGATGATAGGATGATATCCCCTCAACCAGAATCGCAGCAACATCAAGGGAGAAGAAGGAGAGAATGATATTTGTTATAGGCATACATAAAACAGGGTTAACATCACTATCTCATGCCATGAGGGAGTTGGGTCTTGAAGGCTGGCAATATCCCCATCCAAACAATGTTAGTATGTTGAGAATGGGGCGAGTCAAGATAGATTTTGGGTGCGATTGTCCATTTATGTATGATTACAGAAAATGGGGTGCTATGTTCCCTAATTCAAAATTTATTGTTACAACCAGAGAAGACGAAAAAGAATGGATTTCCTCAAACAGAGCGCAGCAAGAAAAGAGGAGATTTCCTTATTACAGAGATATTTATACTATGGGTTTATGGGGTCAACTTGAGTTTACAGATGAACATATGTTGAAGGTAAAAGAAAAACATTACTCAGGTATAGCGGAATACTTCAAAGGCAGACCACAAGATGTATTATATATGAATGTTATAGAACATGGTGATGGTTGGGATAAACTTTGCCCATTCATTGGGAAAGATATTCCTAATACACCATTTCCACATAGGAATAAGAGAGATGATTGAGACATTAGAACTTGGTGAAAATTTAATAGATAATCATATAATACCTGATTGTATTAAACGATATACAACAGACAAATTACCTATCCATCTAGCAGTACATGAGATAAATGCTAATGATAATTTTGATGTTTATTGTGATGTGCATGAACATGAAGGTGAAGATGAACTGAATATAATTTTAGGTGATGTGGAATTTGAACTATTAGTAGGGTCTGATTATCAAAGAGTTAATAGTAGAACTGCAGTTTGGATACCAGCAGGAGTACCCCACTCTGCAAACGTCACAAGAGGAACAGGTTATTTTATATGTATAAGATTCAAGAAGATTTAGAACATTGGCAAAATCTACAACCGCCACTGTCACCGAATAGTTATGAGATTTCCCTGTATAGTGAATTAACTAGTCATGGAATCGCGGGGGGTAATGTTTTATTGTTGGGAGAAACCAAGTCATTAATGGGGTTTGCCGCAAAAACAATAGATCTTCATCCGATTCGCGGGGAATATGGCGACTGGTTTGATATACAGGGGCTTTATAGTACAATTATAGGGGATGGTGTTATAAATCTTGCAGGGATGGAGTTAGTTGATGTGGTTAGACCTCACTGTAAACGGTTTGTAACAAGAGTTTTTACGAAAAGATTACCCGGTATGAAATATGCCACTTATTTTCCGACAGTGTTTCCAGATTCTAGTCTAAATTTCAAGACACAAGATGGATGTAGAATGATAATTTGGGAGTTTTAAATGAATATTTTATGTATGTTTTCTGGTGGACTGGATAGCACAGGAGCTTTATACTCATTGTTAACCCAATCTGAGTATAAAGATTACAATATTCACGTGCATTCTATGGGTCTATCTAATATAGAAAACAGGAGTGGTGCAGAATTTCAGGCAACGATGAATATCAAAAAAATGGTTCATTGACAAAGGATATAAATTTAAGTTTACACGAAGTGTTCATGAATATAAATTTATGTCAAATTGTTTTATATGGGATTCTGATATATGTGCATTTATGGCAGGACAGATCACTAGATGCTCACCAAGAAGCTACAACTATATTGTTATGGGTAGAACAAAAACAGATGATGATATGAATCACTCGAATATGACAGGTCGTATTAAGAGAGCTAGAGAGATATTCCATGCTTCTTATGGAGAATCTTCCAAACAAAAACCTGAATATCTTTATCCTGTTATAGACATGACCAAGCAGGATATATGGGATATGTTGCCCGAGGAGTTAAGAAATTATACATGGTCGTGCAGAACACCAAAACAAAATAATAAATTTGATTGGGTGACCTGTGGGTCATGTATCACATGTAATGATATAAAAAAGTATATAAGGAGTGATTGATGGTAACTGAATTAAATGCCGAAAAATGGAAAGAAATACTTGACAAAGAAAGGATTGCAGTGGTTAAATGTTATGCTTCATGGTGTGGTCCATGTAAATTTTACGCACCTCATTTTCAGAAAGTTTCCGACAATTTAAGTGTTTACAATGACACTGAAATCAAGTATTATCAAATGAACAATGATAAAAGTCTAAGTTTTAAGCGATCATTTAATGTAATGGTCTTGCCGTCTGTGTTATTTTTTGTGTATGGAGTTTTGGTTTATAAAATCCAAGGAATAACAAGATCTGCTATTTTTGAGGAAATACTCGATAAAACACTGAAAGTACCTTTTTCTATAAAAGAACCATAATGACATTTCATGAATTAAACATTGATTAAAAACTCATTAAAGGAGTGGATATAAAGAATGATAGAGTATAAAGTTGTGGAAAACCCCCCTAATTTTGGGGGATGTGAGTTAATATTAAACGAATTAGCCGAAGATGGTTGGAGAGTCATAGGATTTTCTCAATATCAAATATGCCTTGAAAGGGAAAAACAAAATGAAGATGACGAAGTTAAGCAAATCTGTGGATAATGTTGTTGAAAAATTTGAGGACTTGATTGAAGGAACTTTCTTCGAAAATGTATATTACTACTGTTATCGCAAATTTAAATGGGGGTGGTGGAATCCACGCACTGCATGGTATAAGGTCAAATATGGTGTAGGAAATCTCATTAGTTATTTCTATTTGATCTGGAATGATCGTGATTGGGATTATCACTATTGGGTCAGTATGAACATCAAAAAACTTGAGAGAATGGAAAACCTCATCCGTAATCACGGTAACCATCTATACAATGTTCGTGACGCCGACAATATCCACCTTGCCGTGTTGATCCTCAAGAGAATTCAGGCTGACGAATATCATGAGAATGCTTTCAGGGATCACAATAAAAAGTGGGGTAACTTAAATATTTCATGGAAAAAATTAAATGATGGAACTGAATGTAGTCAGATGTTGTCTGAAAGGGAGAATGTCAAAACCGAAAGCGACGAGAAATACGAAATTAAGGCTAGCCGTAGACTGATTATGCACAGTGATTACATGAAAAAACAAGACCTTGAATATGTAACAAAGATAATCAATAAGTACTTGTTTAGTTGGTGGGATTGATGACGGAGAAATTGCGTCATATAACAGAAAAAATACATCAGTGTAGAAAATGTCCCTTATGTGATAACGATAAAACGTTACCATATATCGGGGAGTATGCAAAAAATATATTCCTACTGGATTTTATCCGACATGATGCACATGATTACATGGATAAATTATGGAAATTATTCAAAGAAGTTGGATTATCTAAACAAGAATTTATTGTTATATATACAACTCAGTGTATGACAAAACCAACAAAACGTGGAGGAAAAATACATACGTCGCCACCCGCAAAAATTCACCGAGAAAAATGTAAACTTTGGCTAAATGAGTTTGTACATGCCTTGGATAAACCTAAGATGTTAATCATGGGTAATGTGGCAATGGAGCATGTAACGAATCAGTTTTCTGGTATTGTTGAGTTGAATGCGACCACAATCAAACCAAAAATAGAAGGTGTTATTGTGCCATGTGTTTTATCCGTAAGCCCTAGTTATTTAAAAGAGTGGGGGGAAGGGTATTATATGGTGAAAAAAAGTCTTGAAGTCTTCAAACATCTGTGATATAGTCTATTTGTCTCTAGCGAATAGGAGTTCATAATATTTTTAAATTTTTATAAAGAAAAATTAGTTGAAGCGCAAAAACTTGATCCTAATTCTAAACTTGTAGTAAAACGAGACGGTAGATCAGCAAAGATTTTCTATGGCAAGTTTGTTGACTTTTATCAGCATAAGAGTCTGGTCGCTCACCTTCTCAATTAAAGGAAATGGAATATTATGAAAGTATTTCTTGATGATGAAAGAGTTACCCCAGATGGGTGGTTTCGTACCTATGACCCGACTCAGACCATCGGCATCCTTGAAATGGGTTTAGTTACACATTTAAGTTTAGACCATGATTTGGGTGACGATGAATTGATAGGTACGGGTTATGATGTTATTCTATGGATTGAAGAAAATGTTGTGTTGAACGACTTCAAGCCGCCTATCATTATGATTCACTCCGCAAACCCCTCTGCCCGTCAGAAGATGGAAGCGGGTATTAAACAGATAAGGAAATTGTATGAAAATTCAGGTAGTTAGCGATATCCATGCAGAATTTGGATTAATTCAGAAAAATTATGACAAGATGGTTGATACCCCTGCTGATGTATTAGTATTGGCAGGGGATATTGCATCATCCAATTCAATTATATCGGTTCTCAAAAAAATCAAAAAGGATTGTAGCCATAAACAGATCATATTTGTTGCTGGTAACCACGAATTTTATGGAACCTCAAGAAAAACACTTGATCCTGAGTTAATGTCTGTAAGCGGTGGTAATTTAAACATTTTAATCGAACGTGATATTGTTATTGGTGGCATCATCTTCGTTGGTACTACCGGATGGTGGGATGGTTCAGGTGGTACTCTTGGTATGACCGTAAAGTATGGATTAAACGACTTCCGTATGATATATGATCTTATGGATAACGGTGATGGTGTGTGGTGGGGTCAGAAATCAAAAACATTCATTGACAGTAAATTATACTTCTATAGAGATACTTTCCCTGACATGAAAAGGGTTATAGTCACTCACCACTTTCCTCACAGGGGTAGTATTAGCTCTAAATTTCAAGGTTCAGCATTGAATGTGTGTTTTTATAACGCATGGGAAGACCTTATTCAAGAATACCGCCCTGAACTGTGGATTCATGGTCATACCCATGATTCTTTTGATTATAAAGTTGGGGGTAATTGGAGTAAACCCGATGAACCCTCTGATGATAAAGGGTATACTCGTATTGTATGCAATCCGCAAGGTTACCCAGAGAAGTTTATATCACCGAAGGACGCACTCAGGGAACATTACGAAAATGATGAACTTTTATCAAAGGGATCAGAATATAATACTTATCTTTGTGCTGAAAATGATCAATTTGACCCTTGTAAGGTAGTAGAAATCTAATAAAAAGGACTATAAAATGAACGCGAAAAAAACAGCCAGACGTAAAGCAATTCTTGATGGGATTATGGAATCACTAAAACATGATGAGGTTTTTGACCGTGTAAAATACAAACAAAAGACCGAATCAGAACTACAAAACCGTATGGCAGTACCTTTGAATAGAACTGTTGCAAAACTGTTCGAGGAATATAAGGGTTATAACCATGACCGTGCTGTATCAGAGGCACGTGTGAGATTTGCAAGTGAGGAAGATCCGAATACAACAGTCAAAAACTTTATGTTCATGGGGGTACAACATCGCCCAGACTTCACTATAGATTTTGATGATATTCGTATCGCAGTTGAAATCAAAAAAGGTCATTCAGGTCAATCAGTCCGTGAATGTATTGGTCAATCCGTGGTATACAACACAAATTATGATTTTACATGTGTTTTATACGTGGATACCTCCGCCGATGAGCGTATTAAAAACTCCCTTAACGGTGAGCGTGAGAAAGAATTGATTGAATCTCTTTGGAAAAATCATAATGTAATGTTGGACGTTATTTAATGACAAGTTTATGGGAAGACGTGTTCGATCAACCTGAACCAGAAATCGAGAAAGTGTCTATTGTTCCAAAGGATGAGCATGTTAATATTCTCAAGCGAATGGACGATTACGAAAAAAATCATTGCTGGCAGTATGATATAAGACTTAAAAATATGGAACAAGACTTAATTGATGTCGGATTAACCAAGGAGATTACAGATAACTTACGAGTATCAGATTTTGAATTTCGCTTTGTTGAGGATAAAAAAGAACGACAAAAATTAATTGAGTTTATAAAAAGACATGAGTGGTTAGGGAATCTATCACAATTCACCACGCATTGGTTTGGTGCATATTATAACGACATTCTATCAGGTGTCGTATTGATGAATATGCCTAATGCGTTTTCTAATGTTGTTGGTGAAAACACAAAAAACCTTGAGAGACTGATAAGCAGGGGTGCCTGTATTTCATGGAGTCCCAAAAACTTAGCATCCTCTATGTTGATGTGGTGTATTAATTGGATGGTTGCTAATACCAGATACCGTGTATTTTCGGCATACTCCGATCCAACAGCTAAAGAACTCGGAACGATTTATCAAGCATGTAATTTCTATTACATAGGACAAAAATCTGGTACCACAAAAAGATATGTGAATCCTTTCACTGGCAGGCTCGTATCTGACCGATTTTTTAGGGCAAGGAGCGCATATAAGCAGTATGCTAAACAATTGGGGATTGAATGGCAGAAAAACTGGAACAATGATCAATCAATACTGTGGCATAATATGCCTAAAGAAATAGAACAACAATTAAGACAGCAATCCAAGAAAATGCAATCAGAAGCAAAATATTTTACATTTCCTCCTAAACATAAGTACATATATATCAAAGGAAAGACAAAAAAAGAAGATAAAATGCTTAAGACTATCTTTATGGAGAAAACAAAGGTCTATGATTACCCCAAAAAAAGGGGAAATTAATAGTTTGTGCGTGTATGTAAATAAATCGAAATTTACATGATATCCCCCTATGGTAACATGGGTGGTATAAAATTTTATAGATATAGGGAAGGTGTATTATTTTTCGTAATATTCACTATGACACAAAACGTAGTCGTGTATATCTTTGGGAACAAACAACAGGAACCAATGACTATCGTATAATAGATTGGGTTCCGTATGTCTTCGAGCCTGACGATCACGGACATATTGAAACTGTTGAGGGAATTCCTGTAAGAAAGGTCGAATTCAAATCATACAGTGAGTATGTAGACTACCAGAAAAATAACATATCCAATGTATATGAAAATGAAAGCCCAAAAGAAATCCAATTCTTATCCGAGTGGTATCACAATATCCCTGATGATGCTATTGATCCTCCGAAACTTAAGATATACTCATTAGATATTGAGGTTCATACCGAAAAGGGGTTTCCTAAACCCGATCAAGCAGCGTATCCAATTCCATTGATTAATGTCAGAGAGTTTGGAGAGGGTGGTATTAACAAGTCTTGGGGAACGAAACCATACACTGGTGAATATGATGTTGATTTTGTTCATTGTAAAAATGAACATGACCTATTAACACAGTTCTTTGATTGGTGGTATCGTAACGCTCCTGATGTTGTTACGGGCTGGAATATATCACCGCATAACAAAACTAATGAGAGGGGAGGGTTTGACCTTCCATATCTTGTCAATCGATCAAAGAATCTCTTTGGCACGAAAGCAGATGTATATAAAAAACTGTCACCGATTGGCATCGTTCGTTGTTGGGATGATAATAAATCTGGTGCTATGTATGTTGATATTGCAGGTGTATCTGTTCTTGATTATTTTGCGTTATACAAATGGTATACAACCAAGAACCCAGAGAACTATAAACTTGATACAATCGCACGTGAAGAATTAGGATTGGGTAAATTGGATTATTCAGAATACACCGATCTTCGTACTCTATATAATGCTAACTGGAATTTGTATGTCGAGTACAACATTATTGATAACCAGAGAATTATGGAGCTTGAAGATAAATTAGGGTATATTTTGCTTGCACAATCACTTGCTCTATTATGTCGTTGTAAAATGGAACACTATACCGCATCGACCCATTTGGTTGAAGGTTTGATGTTAACGCACTTTAGACGTAATAACCTTTGTGCGCCTAGAATGGAAGGTGGACACCAAGAATGGTTCCCTGCGGCTTTCGTCAAAGAACCTCAAAAAGGTCAGTATGACTGGATTATAGACCTCGATATTGCATCATCCTACCCTACAGCTATCATCACCCTTAATATGTCATCAGAGACCTATTATGGGCGTTGTATCGGATATAAAGACATACACGGAAGATGGATTGATACTGTTACAGGACGTGGTGACATGGATATTGTGGATGTTGCGCGGGCAGAAGCCCCAATATGTGATTTTGTTAAGAATCGTGAGTTTCCAACATTCAAACTATTGAAGGGTGAAGACGTTGTTTTAATGAAAGGTGACAAATTAGATAAATTCAACCGAGCATTAAAAGCGGGGCTATTAGCAGTTGCGCCGTCAGGATCTATGTATTTACAAAATAAAAAGGGATCATATGCTCAGGTTGTCCAACAGACTTATGCAAAAAGACAGGAGATCAATAAACTCAAAAAAGAGTTCAAAGGTAAAGCAACAAGAGCGAGGAATGAAGACAAAATTAAAGAATACAATATTCAGGCGAATAAATATCATGCATTACAATGGGCGTTAAAGATTGTCATCAATTCAGCATATGGTGTTACAGGTGTTCCTTATTCAAGGTTCTTTAATATTCATACCGCAGAGGCGATTTGTTCTTGTGGACGTAGAGCAATCATTACAGGACAAAATTACGTCAACCGTTGGTTCCATGATGGTGTCTGGAAGAACGAGGAAACCCTTGAACTTCTGAACAGATTAGGAGAAGTTGATACAGATTTCAACATCATAGAAGACATGGTATCATATATTGATACGGACTCCGTTTTCATTAAGTTGGGTGCATTTGTGGACAAGGTTGTTGGTGGGGATTGGAAAACTGCTTATGAGCAGGAGTTAATTTCTGATACAATCCTGGCATTATCAAAACACGTAGAGACATATGTTAATGATAGTGCTTATGAAGAGACACAAGTGGGTGAATACAATTCAAGGATGAGCAAAGAAGAGTTCAGTATCATGTTCAAACAGGAGATTGTCTGTAAGTCAGCATTGTTCATTACGAAGAAAAAGTATGGATATCATGTTGTTAATGAGGAAGGTGTACCATGTGATAAGATTGATGTTACTGGAATGGAAATTATCAGGTCAGAAACACCATCAGCATTTAAAGACGCATTGAAAGATTTATTGAGTATGGTGTTGCGAAACGCACCTGATGATGTTATATTTGAGACATACAAAAAAGCAAAAGCAGAAATAAAGTTCACTTATCCAGAAGAGATATCAGAGAACAAGGGTGTCAAAGGGTTGGGTAAGTGGTTGAGGGATGGTGAACCTATGAAGGGAACACCGTATCATGTGAAGGCGGTTGCCGCTTATCATAAGCTGTTGAGAGAATTGGAACTTGAAGATAAGTACATCAAAATAGAAGAAGATACCAAGAATAAACTTGTGTATGTGAAAAAGAACCCTTATGGAGTCAAATGTGTAATGTATGACCGTTGGCCCAAGGAGTTCACAGATGCAGGGGTTGAGCCAGATATAAAACAAATGATCGAAAAGTACCTCACAAATAAACTCAGAATGTTACTTGAACCTGCGAAAAGGGAACATATATTAGAACAAAACCAAGCATTTAACGCATTTTTTGGATAAAAAGGAGAATAATTTATGGTGAATGATAAACTTTTTGGTGATGAAACATCCCACGTAAGGAAAGATCCTGTGTTTAGGCGTTATATGGAAGAGTATAAAATCATTGACAATCAGATTGAGCAAATGCAGAGGCGTAGAGGGTATTTAAGTTACAATGAAGTTATAGAATTAACCAAGTTAAAGAAAATGAAACTAGCAGCTAAAGATAAATTAAAGCAATGTAAACAAAGGCAAGCGAGATATTAAATGGATAAATCATGTATAGATAAAATGATCACTCAAGAATATCTGAGAGATCATCCTGATCACATATTTGTTTTCGGGGATAACATGATAGGTAAGGGTAAGAAAGATGCAGCTATACACCGAGATGAGCCTAACTCATATGGATTTATCACAAAAAAGCGACCTTCTTATGACAATAATGCATACTACAAACCGAAAGAATATGAAAGTGTATTCAAAGAAGAAATGAGGAAATTGGTGAGAGATATAGAAGTATGTCCACATTTAACCTTTCTCATATCTAAACTAGGCGCTGGACTGGCAAATAAGTATGGTATCTACGAAAAAGTCATCCATGACGGATTGAGAGTTCTAAAAAAATATCCAAACGTTAAATTTTTGTTTGACTTGGATCATTAAAAGGAGTTTTTAAGATGAAACCTGATATTAGAAAAGTATTATGCAGATGTATTGAATATGGGTTGGAAAGTGGTTATAATAGAGCGCATAAGCATGATTCAAATCCAAACAAAGATCGCATCTTGGAAGAAATCGATAATGCTATTTGGCTAGAAATATACGAATATTTTAATTTTGATGACGAAAATTCGTATTGACTATATCCATGGATATGGTAGTATGTAGTTGTATTTGAGAATAACCCATTCCCAAAGGATTCTAAATGAACTTCCTAAAAGTTGTTGACCATACCCTTCTAAAAAATACCACAAATCTTAATGATATTGTCCGTCACTGCGACGAAGCCGTTGAAATGGAAGCATATTCTATCTGTGTTAACCCCGTATGGGTCAGAGAGTGCGCCGGTCTTCTTGAAAATGATGATGTTAAAGTCTGTACCGTTGTTGGTTTTCCTCTCGGGGCCAATTCAGCCAAGGTTAAAGCCTTTGAGGCCAAAGTTGCGGTCGAAGACGGCGCTGACGAAATCGACATGGTTATCAACATCGGTTTTGCCAAGTCCGGTTTTTTTGCTGAAATACTCGAAGAAATCAACATGGTCAAAGCCGCCATAGGTGACACAATTCTGAAAGTCATTGTTGAGACTAGTGAATTTGATGAGAAGGTCAAGAATTCCCTGTACAAACTCGTCGCAATGAGCGATGCTGACTATATCAAGACCAGTACCGGAACTACGGAAAAAGGAGCAACGGTCGAAGACGTAAGGAAAATGGTTGAAATCGGCGGTGGTCGTTACAAGGTCAAAGCAAGCGGGGGTGTCAACAACCTCAAAATCATGAGGGAAATGATCGAAGCGGGTGCTGATCGCATTGGTACCTCTGGTGGTCTTCGTATCACAGAAGAACTTAAAGGTCACAACGTGAGTGGTCTGAAAGTTAGTAATTACTAATAGAACTTCAAAGAGGGGAAATTAGAAGGTAAAATTAAAGATGAATTAATAGAAATCCGACAGTAAAATAATCCTTGACTCATAATAGAATATTAGATAGAATAGGGTTGTGTCGTTGACAGAATCCTATTCTTTTTGGAGAAAGTATGAAAAAATCACTGTTAGAAATGAAACTTTGGGAAGCCCCTATTTGGTGGAATGTGATTTGTTTCGGAACGGTACTCTCATGGTTGCTCATGTTGGGCGCCAAAGCATATGTGGGTAAAACATTGACTATGTTCTTCTTTGGTGGTTGGGCGATTGGCACTTTCGCCTTTTTCGTGACCCTGTTGTTCTTCCAAAAACAAGAACCTCGCAAAGGTGGAAAATAATGGACTACTACAAACGAATCTATAAAGGTGTTAAGAATTGTCCTTGTTGTGGTGGTGTGTCTTATTTCGGTATCGTATCGGGTGGTACCTATGCTGTTCAATGCGGAGACTGTGACCTTACAGGTAAACAAGTCAGTCTGCCTGGATATTGGTCAAAAGGTGGTGTTCGACTGATGGGTCGATTGTTCATGAGAGCATTAAAACCTTGGAATAGAAGGGTGTAATAAAGTATGAAAAATCAAGAAATTTTACATAAACCAAGGAGAAACATCATGGCAAAACAACTTAAAGTATGGAATGGTCGCTTCATTCTGCAACCGAAAGACCAAACGGATGCCGACCTATTCAAAGCTCATAGGGGGATGTACACGCCAACGTATGCGCCTATTCCCGCGCTGATGCCTGTAGGGTTATCGAAGAGTACCTTGGGTATAGCTTCAGGGAATCTGAAATTAAAGTGTACTGGTCACCTTGTTGGGGTAACTCCATGAAGGGTGTTAAACCTGAACGTGGTCTTTGGCTTGAGTTCAATCAATATGGGAAAGAATCATTTATCAAGAGGGTCGTATGATGGAGTATAATAAAGTATGAAAAATCAAGAAATTTTCAGTATTATCCGAAACGAATTCACCGAGGAAATCGCGGTTAACGCAACTATCCTCATTTTAATCAATAAAACTCTTATGCCATATAATGAAGAAATGGTCAACAATGGTCTGTATGTTGAACGTCTAAAAAGTCAATATGTTAATGTTCTGTGGCAGCTTGACAAAGAAAAACAAGATCTCTGTATGAAGATTTGGGATGTCTGGCATACATTCGAGATTGGTCATAATATGGATGGTCTTGGTGGGTGTAAGAAAAAAACTCTCAAAGAACTAATTGGTATTGAACAAGTTGATGAACCCTTGACATCGAAACAAATTCTTGATAATATGGATAGGTGAAAGGATAATAAAATGAACGAAGACTATAATAGTAGGATAAAGAAAGTGTATTTTCTTTTAAATTATGCATTAAGTCACCTTCCACCCAATGAAGAGGAAAATCACCCATTTAAAAATGACTATGAATTAAATGTAAAACTAGCAAGAAGAAATGTATTAGAAGCATATAGTGAAATTATGAATATGATTTATGAAGAACAAGATTGTTAAAACGAATTCTTGATAATATGGATAGGTGAGTGATGAATAAATTATCAGACAATGATATAGATGAAATAATTGATCTTGTGGATCATTCATGGGAAAATAATAAAGATTTTCGTGGTAGATATAGGAAAGAATATTTTATATCAGACTTGAGATGTTTATTGCGAAACAGGAGTTCCGGTCTGCGTGAAAATGTATGTATTCATTGTTTGGGGACAGGATATAAAACAAATGAGTAATTTTAAAGTATCAGCAACTCTACAAGCATCATTGAATGTTGATTGTCCGAAATGTGAAGAAACATTCGATGCTTTTGACCAAGACAATGCAGGTGATATCCTTACACCAATTTTTTATAATGCATGGGATGATCTAATTGGTTGTGAGTTGAGTTGTCCCTATTGTAAAGAAGAAATTGAACTTACAGAAATTATCTGGTAGGAGATAATAATTGTGCGTAAGTATAAAATTGAAATTATGGAAACTCGAATGTTATCCGAGTTGAACTGTGATATCTGTGGAATGGATATCATAAACACACCACTCGAAGAACAAGAATCAATCTCAATCTCAGATGTCGGTGGATATGGCTCTGTTTGGGGTGATGGATACGAGTACCAACTAGATATGTGTCAGCACTGCTTCAAGGAGAAACTTGGTCAATATGTGAGGATTTTGTGATATGTCCTGAATGTGATGATACTGTTATGACCGAGGGATTATGTAAAGATTGTAGAAATACAATGTTATCTAAACATAATTGTACTGATTGTGCATGTGAATCATGGATACAACCATGTGAATCATGTGATAATCATATAAATCAAAGGAATCATTATAAATGAAACAGAAATATACACTCAAATTTGCTCTTGAAGTAGAGATTGAGATCAACGGCGAAAGACCAAGTGATGAAATTCTACAAGATCGATTTATTGATGCTGTGAGTGAGAGATTTCCTAGTGTCGTATTTGATGATGATGAACTTGATTGTACTGTATTTGTAAATTCATGGTGTTATGATATGTTCACAATCAACGAGAACAAATAAGTGAATAGTGAATACGGAATAACTTATTATATAACAGCAGAAGACCCAAGATATCCTATTTTGGTCTTACAAGGTGAATTTGGGTCTGTTGGATATTCATTAAATAAGGAAACAGGACACTTGCATAGAGTTTGTCTATGTCATGCTCATAATGATAATGAATGTTGCTGTGGAGCATGGAGTGAGGATATATGAATTTAACTGATGATGATTTTGTAAAAATTTGTGAAGACGCCAACGAATCGTACAATAAACAGTCTGATTATTTTGTTGTTCAGAAAGACTTTCGTGATAGTTATGATTATCATTTGATTATGTCTACAGCAAAACATCTATTCAAAAAAGAGAATGATTTGAGGGATGTCATCAGAGAAGTTCAAAATATCTGTATTGAATCACTTGATAATGTTGGTGAAATTTGTATGAATACCGAAGATTCAGCAAAAGTCTTAACTATGCTAAATTATAAAGTGAAATAAAAAGTGTTGAATATGAGAAATAAATTCTTATCAGAGTTAATGGGATTAAAATATCATGAAGTAACACATTCTCCATACGTGTTTGAGCTTGAAGGTATATCCGAGACTCGTTACAAACATAAATGTTCATGTGGTGCTGGAT